CCGCGCCCAATGAGGCGGGCTTGGTGCCGTTGTAGAGCTTAAGCTTCGCTCCGTTGCCGGCGTCGGTGATGATGGCTTGCATCATCGCGGTCTTCGCGGACGCGCGCAGCGTCAGCGCGGCGTCGGCAGCCGACGGTGCGAGTAGCGCGGCTGTACCAAGTGCGGTGGTGGCAGTCGGCGCGAGCCAGGTGGATGCGACCGCCAGTACAAGCGCGAGCGCAGTGGAGAAACGGGTGAAAATGGCTTTCATGGTGGTACCTTTCAATGGTGGTGGGTGCGAGAGAACTTTGATTCGTAGGGACGCAAGTCAGGCGTGCGCTTTTTCTTTGGCGGGCGCGCCGGGAATGGTTTCTTCCTGGTCATCGTCTTCGCCGTCGGCGGGATCTGCGGTGCCCTTACCGGGCGCGGCCGGCGCGGCTGGCGCGCGCTCGACGCCAAGTTTTTTCATGAACTCGCGCTCGCGGGCGATCTGGGCCAGAACTTCTTTCCAATCCTTGCCCTGCATGGCGCACTCTTCCTCGAGGGTGCTGATGCACATGTCCATGCGCATCTGCACGGCCGTGGCCTCTTTGACGGGGTCGACCCATCCGCGCGCGTCGCCGATCCATTGCGCGGCGCCCCACGCGCTTTTCTTGGCGTAGAAGTCGGGCGCTTCGATGGTGCCGTCGTTGATCTTCTCTTCAAGCCACAGTTCGTACACGGGCTGCGCCCAGTAGGTGGAGAGCCATTTGCGCCGCCCACCGAAGAACCGCCAGGCTTCCAACAACGCGGCGCGGGCGCTGCTGTAGTTGGTCTTGCTGAAATCCTTCATCAGCAGTTCGTACGGGAAGTTGAGGCCGGCGGAGATGTGCCGCAGGATCGTCGTGACGAACGGTTCGAAGCTGGTGACCGGGCGCGCCGGGGTGAAGCTGCTGATCTTTTCACCAAGCGCGAGCGGGATGATCATGCCGGCGTTGAAGTCGACGCCGCCACGGCCGCGACTGGCGAGGTTTGCCTGGTAGTTGGCGAGCGCGGCGGGGTTGTTGCCGAGGAGCTCGACCAAGCCTTCCTGGCTCATGCTCGATTCGGTGACGAGCGCGACCATTGCGTTGACGACGGCGGCTTTCAACTCAGCGTTGGTGAAGTCGCCCAACACCTTGAACTGGCGCATGACGGCGGCGAGCGCCGGGGCGCCGCGCGATTGTCCGGCGCGCTCGGCGTCGTGTACATGGATGACGCGCTTGCGGCCCCAGGCGGTGGCGGCTTCGATGCGCTCCCATTTGCCAGTGGTGCGGCCGTACATGCTGAAGAGGTCGCCGGGGTGCGTGGTGCGGATGTGGTACGCAAGCGGTTTGCCGAATTCGTCAACCTCGATGCCACCGCGCAGGTTCTCGCCGTCCATGCGGCAGTAGGGGTTGCAGAGGCGATCGGCTTCGATCATCTGGAAGCAGGTAGCGGCCGGGACGTTGGCGCGCGGTTTCCACAGGGGCAGCGCGAGGGCGTCGCCGTTGGCCCAGGCGCCGCGGTACATGAGGGTGGTGGCGCCGTCGAAGTTGATGCGGCCGGCGATGTCGAAGTCGAGGCTGCTGGCGTAGTCGCGCCAGAGGGCTTCGACGTTATCGCCCCACTCTTCGGCCCAATCGCGATCGCGCCCTAGGGTGCGCCAGTTGGGTTTGGCGGAAAGGCGCAGGCCGCAGCCGACGACGTTGTCGACTTCGGTCTGTTGGGCGCCGTGGGCAACACCGTGGTTGCGCGTCATGTCGCGCGAGCGCGAGGTGATGGTGCCGAGCTCGGGCAGGAGGTCGCTGTCAGCGGATCCGGCGACGGGGTTCCAGCGCCGCATGTCGGGATGCGATCCGCTGGCGGCGGTGTAGGCGCTGGCGTTCACGGCCGGTACCGGGGCCCCGGCTTCGGCGCCATCGGCGATGTGGACGACGTGCCGGCGGCCTTCATGGGTGATGACTTTCAGCATGGGCGGGCTCCGGTGTGCGTGCGACCGAACCGGTAAAGATCAAGCACGAATACATGCTTGATCTCGCGCTGGTAGAGCGCGCGGGCGCTGCTCACGGCGCGGTTACGCGCCTGGATGTACTCAAGTTCGCGCCGGTAGAGCGCTTGCAAGCATCGCAAGGCGTGGCGGCGAGCCATGGCGCGGTTGAGTCGGCGCATGACGCTCACAGATCCACCACGAGCGAGCGCCGCGCGTAGCCGCTGGTGGTGCCGCCGGCGGCGGAGATCTGCGCACGCAGGCTTTCGATGTAGCTGGCGAGCTTGCCGGCGCTGGCGGCTGTGTACGTGACGCGCATGTCGCCGTGCTGGACGGTTTCTTCGGCGGCGCCGGTCATGAGCCGGTGGTAGGCGGCTTCGGCTTCGGTCAAGCGCGTTTGCAGGGTTGCGAGGTCGGCCATGTCACATCCAGGAGTCGTGCGGTTGCGTGGCCGGCGGGTGCGATCCGGCCACGGGGGCGAGTTGTGCGAGGAGCGCGGTGGTCATGGGGTCGGGTGCGACGCCAGGTGCGCGGGCTGCAGGTGGTGCGGTTGCTTCTGTCGGGCCGGTGGTGCTGGCGGCCGGGGCCTTGAAAAGGTCGCCGTTGAGCGGCTGGACGGCGTCTTCGTAGCGCTGCCAGTCGGCATCGTGCATGGCATGGATGCGCATGCGCGGGTGGTGGGCGGCGACCAGGTTGTAGACCTTGAGGTCAAGTGCTTCGTTGCGGGCGCGGACCTTGACCCATTGGTCGCGCTTTTCGTCGTAGTACTCGGCGGTGAGCTGGTCGTAGTACTCGTCGGGCAGTTCACGGCTGAAGCGGATGAGCCGGTCTTCGGGCTTGCGCTGCTCTTCGCCGTCGGCACCGAGGCGCGCGAAGATGATTTCCTTGGCGGTGTCGACGCCGATCATCCACAGGAGCACGCCGCCTCGTTTTGTGCGGCCGCGCCAGGTGACGTCCTGCGGTGTGCCACGGCCAATGATGGGCTTGTGCTTTTCGCTGTAGCCCTTGATGGCGAAGACCCCTTCGGTCTGGCGGGTGCTGCAGTAGTTGTACACGGCCTGCGCGAAGTGGCCGGTGTCGATCGCGCAGGCCTCGACCATCATGGGCACGCCGTAGCTGTTGAGGATGGGCGTGCGGCGGATCTTGTCGAGACGTTCCCACACGCTGCCCGGGCCGTCTTGCGACGGGTCGCCATCGATCATGGCGTAGTCGATGACCCAGCTGGTCTGGCGCCGGCCCCAGCCGGTGATTTCGTACTCGATGCGGTTGCCCTGCACGTCCACCGACATGCTCAGGCGCAGCGCGCCTTTCGGTACAGTGCGCAGCGCGTAGTCTTCGGCGCGCTTTTTGATCTCCTTGCCTTTGAGCTTGCTGCTCTGGTCTTCCCAGCATTCGGCGAGCTCGTTGTTCAGAAACGCCTTGAGCGCGACCGGGTCCTTTTGCGCGACGAGCCATTCGTGCACAAGCACGGTCCACGGGCGCCAGCCGAGCGGTGCGTAGAGGCTGGGCAGGTGCCAACTGGCGACGCCGGGTTCGCCCTTGGCGGTGGCGACGAATTCGGCCTTGGCGAGGCCGCCGACTTTCCATTCGGTCTCGGAGCCCAGCACGCCGCAGGCGCTGCAGGCGTAGCGGACGGTCTCGGGATCGTCGTTGACCCACTTCATGCCGCGGCGCCATTCGAAATACTGGCGGTGTCCGCAGTGTGGACACGGGATCATGAGCCGGCGTTTGTCGCCGCGCTCGTAGTTGCGCTCGATGGCCGAGGCGCCCGCGACCGTCGGCGTGCTGTTGCCGAAGATCTTGGCTTTGCGGCCGAAGTTGCTGGTGCGCTTTTTGGCGAGATCCTCCGGCTTGCCCTGGTTGCCGATGTCGCCGGCGTATTCGTCCATTTCCTCGAGCAGGACGTAGCGCATGGTGGAGGACTTGAGTCCTCCTGGTCGGTTCGCACCGATCAACTGCATGAAGCCGCCGGGGAATTTCTTCCGGCGCTGGGTGTTGTTGGCGCCTTTCTGGTCCGGGTCGCGGATCCGCCGGCGCAGTTCCGGCGTGGCTTCGCGCATGGGCTCGAAGCGCGAGAGGTTCCACTTTTCCGCGTCCTCAAGCGTGGCGAACACGGCGAGGATGTTGCCGGCCGCGCACGTGATGGCGTGGCCGATGAAGTTTTCGCCGGCGGCCGATCCGCCCAGCTGGTGCCCCTTCATCAGGTAGCCCTCGCGGTACAGGCTCCCGGGCGACATCGTGCGCATGATGTCGATCAGGTACGGCGTGCGGGCGTTGCGCCACTTGCCGGGCTCCGGGGAATCCGGCGGCAGGTAGCGGTACTGCTCGGCCCACTCGTCGATCGCGATCTTGCCGTCGGGCTGGATCGCTTCGCTGATGGCGCGAATGAAGGTGTCGATCGCGCCCATGTCAGCCCTGCGCTTCGTCGTCGTCGTCTTCCGCGAAGAGCTTGCGCACGTCGACGCCGGCGAACACGGCGTCGATCTCGGCATCCAGCAGGTGCTCGACCTTGTACGGGTCGGTCTCGGCGGCTAACTGGTCCTTCAGGCGCGGCGAGAGGTTCTTCGTCGCATCCCGCAACGAACGAAACACGGTGAAGGCCAGGCGCGCGGCTTCGTTCACGTCGACCAGCCGGCCCTGCAGCTGCTCGTACTCGAGCTGCTCTTTCAGGCCGGAGTACTTTTCGCGCAGCGTCCGGTGTTCCTGGTACTCGGACTTCGGTGCAGCGGCGGTACCGGCGGCCGGGTCTTGCGCGGCGGCATCCACCAGGTCGGCGGCGCCGGCGGGCGTGTCCTTTTTTGCCGACTCGATCGCGGCGGCGGAAATGGACACGGGCGGATCGGTGACAGCGCCCCGCTCTGCTTGCTGGCCGGCAGCAGCGCTCTGCGCGGGTCCGGTACCGGCCGGCGCGGTGGCGTGCACGGCGACACGGGAGGCGTCGGTGTTGGCGTCCCACTCGCGATCGGCCTGCTCGGAATCGATCCGGCGCTCGCGACCGGTGCCGGTCGCGCTGATCCGCCCCGCTGCAACGGCCTTGACGACGGCGACATGGCTCACGCCACGGTGCCGTCCGTACTCTCGCACGCCCATCAAAGCCATAGTTCACCTGGTAACGGTAACCCCCTTGGCGGTAACCCTTGCGGTTACCGCGCGTGGTAACAGATTTGAAAATCCCGTGAGCCGCCGAAGATCGGGGCGCGAATTACCCGCGGGGCTCAGGGGCCGGGAAGGACCCGTTGACCATCAACGGGCCGTGCGCAGCGCCTCACGCAATGCCTGGTCGAAGTTCGCTTTGAACTTGGCCTTGACCACTCGATGCACAATGCCCTGGAAGTCGAAGCGTCGCTTGTACTGCGCCTGAGAGGCGAATGCGATGAGCAGCTTCACCCCACCCTTGACCCGCTGATAGATGCCTGGCGCGCCATCAACCTTGCCAGCGAAGACATCCTTCTTGGCCAGCAGCTGGCGCAGCTTGTTGCGCGGAATGTTGCCGTACTGGTTGAGCGTTAGGTTGACGGGCTCGACCACCGCCTTGCGCTTGGGGTAGCGCGTGCCGCCCTTTACCTGGTACTGCAGGTACTGCCACTGCGCATCCTTGATGAACACAACCGCGGTCGGACTTGCCTTTGTGGCTCGCTCTACACCGAAGGCCCGCTGCGTGAAGGGCGTGGGCTTGTCGAGGTCGATTGGCAGTTGGGCCTGTAGCTCGGCTGCCGCATCTTGCGCTGTTTTCGTCAGCGCCTTGGCTTGGGCAAAGGGGATCTGCTCACGCTGCAGACTGGTCAGCCACTGCGTGGCGCGGTCGATATCGACCTTCACGCTGATCTTGATCATGGCTGCCACCTGGCTGGTTGCGGGGGCGCGATTCGAACGCGCGACATCCGGGTTATGAGCCCAGCGCTCTGCCACTGAGCTACCCCGCGAAACTGGCCGGCCCACCGTAGCGGGCCGGGTACCGCATATCGTGCCTTGTATGCCGTCACCTGGTTGACGCGGGTGGGCGCTCCGCAACCATCGGGCCAGTTTGATCCCATGCCGACTCTCGTGCGGCTCTCACGGCTGACCGGGCGGTGTATTCACGCGCGGCAGCAAGGTGTGGTGGGCGCTCTAAATAACAAAAAGCCCGCGCGGTTGTTGGCCGGCGGGCTTGAGGATTGTGCGGTTGAACGCTGTGGACGGACTGATTCAACGTTTCATAAGTCGGCACTTTATTCGACACGTTTGTCGAATGTCAAGCGGTTTCGGAAAATTCGTACACAGGCGACTCAGTAGCCCTCGAATTCCGCGAGGTTTTCGAACTGGTCTCGCGTCATGAATACGGGCGTTGCTGTGTACCCATGATCACCGCCCATGATCAGCCCCACATCGGCCTTTTCGACTACGCACGACATGCCGTCGAACGTCACGCGGGCGAACTCCTCAAGCTTGAAGTCCGGGCAATGCGGATGATGGTCGCTCAGAGGAATTTTGCCCGCGCCGATCTCAAACCCGGCGTTTCGGACCCAGTGATTTTCCTTGCACTCGCACATGGCTATTGCTCACTGGCCACAATACCGGCATCAGCCAGCCTGGTCTCGATATTCGCCAGCGCCCGTGACTCGAGCTCGCGCAGGGCCTTGCTGAAGATCGCCCAGTGGTTGTTGGCTGTGGCACGGTGCACACCCACCTTCTGGCTGATGGCGCTCATGTCGATTTTGTCGCCGAAGTAGCGGCGCACGAGGTTGCGGCGCAGCTGTTGGTGCGACATGCCGGTGACGAGGTAGCCCGTAAACATTGTCATCGCGTCAATTGCATCCGCCCACTGGACCGTGTAAGCCTGAAGCCGCCACTCGGTCCGCTCTTCATGGCGCTCGGTGTAGCGAGCCGTCAAGCAGTCGCGCTGGTCTTTCGGTAATTCGGCCAACTCGCGCAGGATCAACCCGGCTTGCGCAGCGCCGTCGAGACCTACAAGCCCCTTGCCGGCGCCTAGGCGCGATGCCGACCCCATCAACGCCGCCATGCCGGCCTTGGCATATTGCTGCGCCGCGAAGTTGAAGGCGAATCGCAGTGCCTGCGGCGCGCCCTTGAAGAGCGCCTCGGGCGCCACGGTTTCCACCACTGCGTTCATGATCGCCTCGCTTTCAAAAGTTCCTGCTTGACAAGTTCGCGGATACGCATCCGCTTGACCGTCAGCGCCGTGATCGGCGAGAGCGGCGTGACGACCGCCTGCCGCGATTTCTCGATCTCGCGATCAGCTGTTTCACGTGAAATTTGCACCGCCAGCGCCTGCTCGCGGTCTTCCTCGCGACGCTCGATGACTTCGAGCGGATCGCGATACTCCCAGGCGCGCAGCGCCGTGGATTCGATCGAGCGCGCCGCCGGCGAAAGTGTCGGCGAGAGCCGCACGGCGCCGAAGAACCACACGTCATGACGCGGCTTCATGCTGCGAGCAGCCCCAACACGATGAACAACACCACCACACCGACAACCGGCCACAGGACCAGGACCATGCCGCGCGTCTGATCCCAGGGGATCGACGTCCACGGCACACCGGTCACCGCCCACAGACCGAGGTCGACCAGGACGATCGCCCACGGCCAGAACAGCACGCACGCCAGCCCCGCGCAAAACACGGAAAACTCCACATCGGCCTTCGTCATCGCAACACCTCGCTGAAAAACCCTTCACCCATCGGCGCCTGAGCGGCGAGCACTGCGCCCTGTTCCACCGACTCCCCCTTGTCGCCCATCTCCACGCGGTCGAGATGCGGCCCGCAGTACCACGGGCTCGAGGCGTGCGTGCCGACGCTGGAAACCCCCGCTTTCGTACACCGCGCGCCGAGTTCGCGGAATGCGCACTGGTGGTCGGGCGCCGGCGGCGGGCGCTGCGCACCGGGCACGCCAGGCCGCCCCACATCCTCTTTTCGACGGATTTCCAGCTGGTCCCACTTCTCGCGCAGCTTCGCCGGCGAGAGGATGTTGGAGCACCAGAACGGGTGCGCGTTGGCCCACTTGAACAGGGCCGCGATCGCGCGCCGATCACGCTTGTCGCGCTCACGCATCAGGCGCACCTCGTTGGCCCATTTCGCCCAGTTCGGCGGCTTGTGCTTCGGGTGCAACCCGAGCACCAGGGCGAACATCCACTGCGCCAGGCGCATGTCCTCCGGATCGGCCACCCTGCCTGCGGGTTTCGAATCCTGAACACCGCCGTCCGAACGCGAGTTCGGACATGGTGGTTCTTTTGACGGTTCATATGACGGTTCAAGGGGCCGCGCTGTGCGGCCCTCGGGGGCCGCGCTGTGCGGCCCTCCCCCGCCGCTTTCAGTACATTCCGAAAAACCGGGAGGGGCCGCGCAGCGCGGCCCTCCCCCTGGCCTTTCCGGCACCGGCGGACGCCAATCCAGCGACAGCACATACAGGTTCGAAGTCTGCCGCCCGCCAGGAACGCAACGCTCCTGACGCGACACCAGCCCGTCCACCTCCAGGCGCGCCAATGCACGCTGGACCGTCGCCCGATTGAAACCCGTCCGCTCTGCCAGCCGCTCCACCCCTGGCCAGCACACCCCATCATCATCCGCATGTTCCGCCAACGCCACCAGCACGAAGCGCTCCGTCGAAGGCCGCTCCGTGGTGAATGCCCATGCCATAGAACGCAGCCCCATGTCAGTCCACCGCCAACAGGTT